TTTTCTTTGTTCTGATTTTCTAAACCATTCTATAAAATCGTTTCTTGTTACTGTATCAAACATTTTGTTCCTTTCTGTTATCCCATTTATAAAGGATAACAGAAAAGATAGCAAGTATTATTATACTTTATTATATAATTCCTTTTCTTTAGTCGATAAGCCTTGATAAAATTCTTTCACTACTTCTCTAATTTTATTCTTTGTCTTATCATCAAACCATAATGGTACTAGTTGCCTTTCAATATAAGTATCATCATTCCATATAGTCGCTGTTACTTCAAAGTTATAGTTCATTTTGTTCCTTTCTGTTTATCTTATCCCATTTATAAGGGATAAGATAAAAGAAGTCAAGAGATTAAAAGAAAGGAAACACATATTCTAACTATCTTGACTTCTACCTTTTTCAAAGACACTAGGTCTATTGAATTCTTTTTTAAACTGTTCATAATATAACTTTAATATTTTAGAATCTTTAATAGATTTTATATTAAGTTCAGCTCGTACTTCTTCAACTGTTATAAATCTATAATCTTGACCATGATCCGTTGGCAAGTCGCCATTGTCTTTGGCTGTCTGTATTCTTAAATCTGGCATTGTTTACCTTTCTGTTATTAGGTGCCATTTAAAGATTTTATATTTCCCGTATGTCGGATTGCTCATAGACACCTAATCCTAACTATATAGGAGAGTTATCCCCAAGTCAAGAACTATTTTCTAATTTCATTTCTTCAACTCCCCATGATGGAGAGTCACTACCAAAATATTTATTCATATTCTTAATAATTATTTTCTTCGCTGCTTTTTCATCTTTGGTTGAAAGAGGCAATTTCATTGTATAGTAATCTTTACCACCCATTGAAAAATAATTTTTAAATCTAATTATCCATTTATATTTATTAGTCATTGTTTACCTTTCTGTTATTAGCAAGGCTCGGAAGTCAACCGAACAATCAAGTGGCAAACTACCCACTTTAATAAACTTAAAGAATTATTAAACTTGATTTGTCTTGCCTTGCTTATCCCATGTATATAGGATAGTTATCCACAAGTCAAGGAAAAAATTTAAATGTTTCCTCCACCTCCCCCACCCTTATGGGAGGGCTTGGTTTTACCAAAAATCGCTGACCTTGTCAATGTGACACGTTGTCGCAGGTCAACGGATCATGGATCAAGAAAATATATAATCGCCTAACTTTTGCCAATCATCTGGGACAATGAAACTTTGACCGCCGTCGTATAAAAAGCCCTTTTCCTTTAACTCACGGCCTTTGTCCCCGTCGTATAGTTTGATGACCTTTGATCTTGCATCTTGGACAATATAATAGTTTTTCCCACCATTGCGAAAGTTGTTGTAATTCCATGAGATTTGTAGGGGTGATAGATTAATTGAATTTTGCTTAATACATTTTAATTCGACCCAAATAGCCACACCATGACGAATTCCGTATAGGTCTGGTATTCCTCCACCATGACGATTTTCTATTCTTGTCCATTGGGCGTCTATGTTTTTCATTAACAAACGCCCGAAGTTTGATTCTGGTTTAACTGTCATTTTCTAATTTATCATCTAATTGTTTGAGTTTTAATTCTGTTTCTTGCATTCTTTTTGTCATGGTTTCAAGTAACTTAATTAATTGATCAAAAGTATTATAAACATCCTTATCTTTATACATTATTATTCCTTTCTTTATATCTCATTAACATGGGATTAATTAACTGTCAAGCACAAATCCGCTATAATCTTTTCTAGCTTTACCTTTAGCAACCAAACCCGCAATAGTATTTTTGATATCTAAAAATCTCAAATCATGTAAATCAGCATTTATAACTTTAAATCCTTTGTACATGTTAGGCAACTTTTTTCTAAATACGGCTGATATGTTACCGCCCTTTTTTAGAATATCAAAAGCTTGTTTTTTGTTGTCTTCATTAAGGCTATACAATAAATAATAATTACTAGGTAACTTACCATTAACAAAAGACAAAGCCCTATTATAAACTTTGGTGTAATCATACCATTGAATTGATTTAAATTCTTCGATCAAACCCGTATTTTCCCATGATATATCAGAAGTTCCATTTAATCTTATACAAGGAATTAAATCTCTTGTTTTTGCTTTTGCTATAAATGAATTGATTTCTTTTCTAATTTTATCTAAAAATGTTTCTCTTTCTTGAATATACCACCTTGTTTTATTTATTCTTCCTTGTTTAACACTATTAAAAGCACCATGCCCCGCAGTATATAAACAAGCATTTTTGCAACCGTTAGAAGCTTGGGGACAAACATTAAAACCAGATTGATTTGAAGGAGCAAGATATAATATGGCGGTCATAAAACCGTATTTCTGACCTTTTACAGTTTTGGCGTTATTATCAACATTTAACAATTTTTGAGATTTAATAAATTTTAATTTCTTCATAAATTATCCTTTCTTTATATCCCAATATCATGGGAATAATTATAAGTCAATCATAAATTTTCATTACTTATTTTACCTATATCCAAACATTTAGAATATGATCTAACTAAATGAATTAAATCCATATCTAAAATATTAATATGCCTATCTTTAGATTTTGAAAAGTGCATATTTAATTCTGTGTTGTGCATATCGCAAGGCGTTTTTCTTTTTTCCAAAACTTCTTGTACATCTAATAAATCTTTTACTTTCATTTTTAATCCTTTCTAATTAAGCGTCTGGGAGTTTTTTGGATATCAACTTACCCCCAGATAAATTTTTCACTCTTTGAGTTTCTGTAACGCCTAATATCCTATATAATTGAGAGTTATCCCAATGTCAAGTAAAAAAATAATTTATTTTATTGTTGACTTTTATTTTGCATGGGAATACATGAGATAACAAGGTAAAAGGCATGGTCAGAAAAGATAGGATATCTAGATATCTTATCTATTATATCTGTAAGTCCTTTTGCCTCACTAAATAGAAAGGATAAATTATGAATGATATAGACTTTAGTAAATTAGATACACACTTGTATGATTTAATAACAAATCATTTTCAAATTGATTTAACTGATGAAAAAAACCTAGATATATATCATGGCTTTAGGAATGATGTAGTTGAACTAATTGATGATGAGGGTATAGGAATGAGAAGGGAGGAGGAGTTATGAAAATATTACAAAAGATAATTAATTTTATTACATTTTACAGACCGCCAAAGAAAAATAACTATGTTTGGTTACATATCGAAATGAACACAAAAAAGGATTAGTATGACAAAAGTAGATAGAATATTAACAGGGGAAGAAAAAAACTTTTGTATGAGATGTAATTATTTATCTTATGAATATGGAGAAGTTGAACCAGAAAATCTAAATTTTGTGGATAGTGAAGGAATACCAGAGGGAGAAGCACAAGTTGTTTGTCCAAAATGTGGTAGTATTTCTTATATGATTGCATCAGAAGAAGAGGAAAAAAAATATGACAAAAGATAAATTAATAGAACATATTATTAGGTGGTTAAATAGTAATATAGATGACCCTCCAATGGGGTCTATTGGTGTTGCTACTGATAGTGCAGACTTAAAAGAAAAAATAGATTTGTATTTGGAGGGTGTAGATGAATTCTAAAGATAATTTTGAAATGCCAGATTACTATAATACAAGTAAGCCTAAAGCAATAAAGGAGGATTTAGTGGAAAGAAAATGTTTTCGTTGCGATAAAAAGGCTAAAATGGGTAAATTTGAGAGGTACTGCAGTCCTACTTGCAGATATCATGCGACAAAAAACTATGCAAGTGGTTATAAAGTTGGTTATTAATAAAAAAAGGAGTATTTATGTTTTTAAATTGGTTTATGGAAAAATTAGCAGAATGGTTAAATAAGTCTAAATAGTTGTATCATCTTCTATTTCAGTAATATCTTTAATCTCAACACCAATAGCCTCGCCGTTAATAATATTATGATCTCGAATTTCTTTAAGTTTAGCTTCTAGTTCGGGTCTAGTCATATTATCAAGTGAGGCTGTTACAACTTCTTTTCTATCAACATAAAACCCCGCAAGTTGACCTCTACGATATTCAGCATTTATAGCGGGACCCATTTGTCCATT